ATGTAATAGTCTTCTTGTTTTGCTTTACCAGTTAATATTTCTATAGCCATCTCTTTCTCACGCTGTGCGTCGGCGCCATTGGTAGCCAACTCACGTACTGTAGACGGAATAGGTGTAGAATATTGTGTTGACTGTAATATGTCAAACACCATCTTCTCAGCGCCCTTGTTAATTTTCTTAGCAAGGCCTTCAGATCCTTTAATCTGCTTGTCAATTGTTTTTATACTCATAGTTGTAAAATAAAAAAGGGAGCTATTTGCTCCCTAGTTGGTTAATTAATTCTATTGTTTCTAATACCTGCTTCTGATTCTTAGGCAGGTAGAGTACGGGAGGATCTCCCAGTTTTTGTAGATAATTTTTAAATAGCTTCCATTTTAAAGGAAACACGTCATTAGCAAAACCTTTAACTTCAATAATCCATTTACCATTAGGGTCTACAAAATCCGGTGTGTATGTAATATCTCTGACTTTATCAGCGTTATTTATGTACTCACCTTTTGTAGCACGTTTGTTGCTAGGTTCAATACTATCTTGTTCAAAGCGAAAGCCTTCCATAAGGACATACTTTCTTTCTTCATACAAAGATTTTATTCCTGCCTCTTCTAATTTTCTATACGTAAAGAGTTCAAGCTTAGATCTAAACTTGATTCCTTTGTATACTTTAGAAACTGCGTTCCTAACTTTTTTATTGGTTGTCTTCTTGCGTCTTTGCACGTGGTATCATTAAGTTATCGTGGTAAAAATCTTCATCTATATCCTTTATTAAATCTATTAACTCTCTTTCTCTTTCTTTAGCAGCTTGTTTAGTGCCTAAGTCAAGTGGAGTTTTAGTTCCTAAATTAGCGTAGATTCTTACAGTCTCTTCTAAAATAATATCTATCTTCTTTTTTGTATCTTCTGTCATGTTTGTAATTTTATAAGTGTTTGTAGTCCTTCTACTCTTCCAAAGTGCGCTATATAATCTGATGGATCTTTTATCTCGTATAAATCAGGAATAACAATGTTTCGTAAGTGGTACTTTGTACAAATTTTACTTGCCATTGACTGTCCAGGATTATTAACGTTGTCAAAATCATTATCATAAAATACTGCTACTTTTTTGAAGCGCGCTTGGAGTTCTTTGATGGTTTCTTCTTCGGGCATTTGCATTTCTGATTGCAAGGCGATTGCGGGGATACCCATCTCGAACAAGCACATAACATCTTTGAGACTACTAGTAATAATGCAGAGATCTCCTCTTTTAGCACACTGATTATAACCTTGTATATGTTTTTTATTAGTGTTACTAATCCATTTAATTTCTTCATAAGGTGAATATATTTTATATTTAGTCCCTATCTTGTAAGCGTAACTTAAGTTACAGCTAATTCTACTATCATTAATCCAATAGTGAGAAATAGGTTGGACGTCAAAAATACGTAAAGTTTTTTTACTAATCAAATACTTTGACCAAAACTCTGCATCTTTTTCCATCCAGTCCCTAGACTTTTTCTTTATTATTACTACCTTTTTAGTAAATACTTTTTTAGAAGACCTCATTCCTAGTACGCCTCGTGTAAAATCCATCTCTGCTTTATTTGAGTGTAAGTTTAAAGCAAAATCATTATCAATAATTTTTAAAGCTTCAAAGAAACTACAATTATATAAATGTTCTACATATTTAAAACAATCAAAAGAGTGATCTGGATGCCCAAAGTCTTTGTATAACAGTCTTCCATTAAACATAGATATAGCTACAGAAGGCCTAGAGTCTTCGCGTAATTCACTGCAAAAACCTACATTTAGTTCTTTAAATGAAGAGCAGTAGTAACTAAATATATCAATTTCTCTAATTTTTGAGAGAACCGTTTCTTTTGATAGATGGTCCTCACTGTTTCTACTTTTAATCATAAGCTTGCAAATTTAAATAAAAAATGGGGAGCTTTTACACTCCCCATCATAATTAAGGTACGCCCCGGGTTCAAACCAGGGCCCATAGCACCAGTGCGTACGTTAGTGCAGAACCGTTCCAAGAGGTAATACCTTATACCCAGTCATCATCTTCTGATACTGCAGTTTCAGCATCTGGTGTTACAACTGCTAACTCAGGGCTAAATATTCCCCATGATAATGTTGTGTCAAACTCAGCGTTGAATGCGCCGTAATCATCGTTAAGATTCTTAACAAATACATCGTCTCTCTGCGGTTTAACTCTACCAAATACTTTAGTGTATATAGATTGGTATTTACCATCTTTTACACCCACAAGTAGTCTTACTTCATTGTTTTCTAGCAGTTTAACCAAAGCTTTTATTTCAGATACATCACCTTTAACAATCTTAGCGATACTATCAAATGATACTTCGTCGCCGTTAGCTACATTGGCCCAAGCCTTAGTAAAGTTGATAAGAGTTTCCTCACCAGTTAGTGCTTTACGTAGTCCGTCCATTTTGTACCAATCGTACTGCGGTTCGCCATCTGCCCAAGTAGACTGACCAATAGAGTTCATCCACTGATTTTTACCTGACTGAGATACTCTCTCGCTAGCGTTCATTAATATTTCAAATCTAGTAGCAAGGTCATCATTCTTAACCCAAAAGGTTAATTTAAAATAATCTGTACCGTTTATATCTGCAAAATAATTAGGATCAGTTTTTAACATGATTCCATTCTCGTGCAGTTCTGCCAATGTAGGGTTTACTGCAATTATTTTAAAGTTACCAAGTCCAGAGTATAATTTAATACCTCCGCCTGCTACTTCTTTGTTACTGTCGTTGCTTTTAATAGCCATAATAAATAGTGTTTAATAATTAATAGTCAAATTCATCTGTGTCATCCTCTTGCTCAAACTTCTCTTGTAGTTCAGGCGTAGCTTCTACAATCATAGATGCTTCTTGATGTACATCTACATCATTGTCAATAGCATCTTGAGTTCTTAGATCAGCTCTATTGTGAAAGTCTTCAGCTGGTGTAGTTTCCACAGGGATACTAGTTTGATTAGGATCTACAGTAGTAGTATCATCAACAAAGTTAAAAGAAAGTTTACGTTTCTTCTTAGCTTTCTTACCTTTTAGATTAGGGTGTTCAAACATTTGTTTTACTTCCCAAGTATCTAAACTGTACTTGTCTTTAATACCATTACGATCAATCCCATTGTCTAGATCAGCAAGAATCATAGAGATAGTAATAGTTTGAGGTGTTTCAGTTTGTTGCGTATTCTCGCCAGAGTGTTGTGTTTGTGCTTCAATCATGATTTTTTAATTAAGCGGTTAATCAATAAATATTTTAGACCAGTCTAAGGGCATGGTCTCTCCCTTCAAGTGATTACAACGAGAGCCTGCAGTAATATCATCCAAAGAATTAAATGAGACCATAGTCTTATCATCTTCTCTGTAAATATAACCAACAGCATCTGCATTAGCACACGTAATTTGCTTGATCTTACCAGTCAAATCTAGGTCCTTTACAGCAACCTCTTTGCCTTTCTTCTCAAGCATTTTGTCCTTTAGGTGACCAACTAAGATAATGTGATCTGCTAGTGTGTTTAGTCTGTCTATCCATTTTTTGTAGGCTATACGTAAGTATAAGTAGCCAGCGCCATTAGGCAATGATAGGACTGATGCACCAGGGTTCTTCTGATCAAAGTTTTTACCCATAGGAGTTTGCATATAAATAACTTTTGCTTCAGATTCACACCATTCCTCAAGTTTTGAGATAGTGTCAATAGCAATGTATTTATATGGTCGTTTTTGTTTGATTATTTCTTTACCTAGGTCAGCTAGTTCTTTCAAGTTGCTCACTTTTACTTTTAGTGCGTCAACCATGTCAGATCCATCCTCCAAGTCAATAATTAAACAATCTTTTAGTTGTGATAATACTGTAGTCTTACCAATTTTTGGTGGACCATATATTATCATATTCTTAGGCGATTTACGGCTCGCCTTAACCACTTTTTTAGGTAATTCCATATTTAAAATATATATCTAATAGTGTTCCAAGGTATTGTGTTCTTATGCAGTTCTTTAAACTGTTGTATAAACCTACCTTTTAATTCAAGTTTATATCTAAGATTTTCTCCTCCATACTGAGATCTTTTTACGTCCTGCAGATCGGGCTTCCAAAGAGTTACTTCAGTATTAGGATGTTTTTGCAGATTTACTTTATGTTTCTTAAAGTTATGTGTAAGAAATATAACTTCTGCAAGTACTTTGTCTTTATCCTCTACGTTATTGTTTAGGGTTGTAAATAAAGATTTGTAGTCTTCTAACCATCCATCATATACTATGACAGGGCTAAAGTTAACATGCACGTCGTATCCAGCATCTATAAATGTATTAATAGCTTTTATTCTATCAATAATCTTAGATGTGTTAGGTTCGTGTATATCTGACATCTTTTGCGGCATCAAACTAAACCGTATACGTATTTTACCTTGCGGATCAAACGTAAGTAGTTTATTGTTTACATACTTAGTTGCAAAACTACCCATAGCTGTGGGGTGATCTCTGAAGAATTCAAAGATACGTTCCCAGTCATGGTATTTAGCATGCAATGCAAAGTCCTCGTTACAACTAATGTCGTAAGTTGTAAACTCTGCATGTGTCTGGTTAGGCTTCTCTACCGGGGTAAAGTAAGCGTGGTTGTTAACCGTTGTAAGTATGTCGCCTATGTTTGTAGCAATAGTTAGACCATCAGGCTTATGCCTTTTCATATAACAATAGCTGCAATCATATAAACAACCGTGACCAAAACTAGGAGTAATAAAATCTGTAGACCTACCAGACTCTCGTATGGTAAATGCCTTTCTTACTACTTGCTTAATCACTTTCTTTCTTTTATGTTAAAGGTGCTTAGTTCTGCTTCGTACCCAATCATACCAAGTAAACCATCACGGTTTTTCTCAACATGACAAGCCATTAGGCCTTTTGGGTCTTCACCACAGTATTTATCTGTTATACCATATAGATCATGAGGTCTTTGTAACATCATAACAACGTGTGCATCCTGACCAATACTGTCACCACCAAACAAATCTGATAGCATAGGTTGGTATTGGGCTTTCGCACGGTGTTCTTGTTCAATGTTACGGTTTAGCTGAGATAGAAGTATATTTATAGTACCCATCTTAGATTGTAGCCACATGCATCCTTTGGAAATTGTATTTAGTTTCTTTAGTTCAGAGTCTTCTTGACCTCTAATTAGTCTTGAGTGGTCAAATATGTTTATTATAGTTGCGGTAGGGTTTTGTAGTTGTATTTCTTCGTTTGCTTGCATAATGTATTCCATGGTTCTTGGAACACTGTTGAAGTATATAGGATAGTTTGCATATTTTCTAACCTTACTTGCGTATGTTTTAAAGTCTACATCTGACAGTGGGCTTTGTACTGACAAAAGATCACCCATTTCTTTCTTCACATCTTTTGATGCAGATCTCATAACCTGCTGGTAACCTGGCATCTCAAAAGTCCAATATAGTACAACGATATTTTTATCACTGTTTCTATCTAAGACATCAAAGACTAGCTGGTTACTAAATGCTGATTTACCAACACCTGGTCGACCTGCTATAACATACATTTTACCTTTTTGTAAACCTCCAAGAAGATTGCGATTTAGTCTAGGCCACATTGTTGGCAGAACATCACGTTGTCCTAGTCTAGCTTCTTTGACAATAGCAATTGATTGATTAACTGCTTTGTCTATCTTTTGGAATCCACGGGTTTTAAATGCGTCATAATTTTCTGGCAATTCTGGTTTCTTCTCCATTTCCGTCTATTTCTTCATACCGTTCCCAGGTATAATTATTTAACCACGTTTCTAAGTTTTGCATGTACGCATGATCTACAACTTTTAATTGATTTTCTAAGCATTTTATAATATACACATGTAAATGTGGCTTTTTAGCTACAATCTTTGCGTATCTATTTTTTGCTTTTGTATTTGTAGTTGC